AATGTTCTTAATATTGTCATCCATGTACGAACACCTTCGAAGCAATCCCAAGAATGAATCCGAAGATTGCGGTAAAAATCCAACGATACCACCAACGCATTCCCTTAATCGACTCTTCAACCTGACTCATTCGAGTGGTCAATCCCGGATGACCGTTTCCACGAAGGGTGTGGTCGATTGAGTTAACCTTTTCCTCGAGCCGCTCAAGGATTGCTTGAATAGTCTGAGTATCCATCAGTCCTGAACCTTCTGAATCAGAATGTCGCCGTAGTGAAGGAAGATGCCGGGATTTGTCGAAGAGTTACGGCATGCGACGATGGCAAACTTGTCCGTTGTGTTACTAGTGCTTCCGGTGAGTATCCGTGTAAACGATACCGATACAGTCCTTGCCGAATCAGCCGCTCCAACCACACCGCCACCAGATGCATTGGTGTCGTTCAGCGACGACGCTGTGGTCGGAGGAGTCACGTTATACGTAACCGGGGCAACAATCACTTCTCGCCAAGCAGTGCGCGGGGAAGCAATTGCTACGGCAAATTCTTGACCAGTTGCGCTTGCAATGCTGAAGACCAAATTAACCGTGACAAGATACGCCGATGTCGCAGTTGTTTTGAGAATAAAGGACCTACTGGATTCCTGATCTACGTCGGTAGAGGTGTTGTTTACCGACACAATTCCACTAAAATTCAAATGGTTTGCGGAACTGTTGTAATCAAAATCTCTCCATGCTGTCGACGTGTCTGCAGTCAGCATTGGATGCGTGTTCGTAGCCGTCGGGGCAAACTTTGCTGAATACAGGACGTCCAGCATTCCACCGTTTCGACCATACACTTTGTGGTTGTTGAGAACCAAGTTTCGACCGTCGACTGCCGGGAGGCGAGCGCTACCATCAAGAGCCACCACATTGTTCGCAGAGGTTCCCGTAGCGGTCGTAGCGGTTGAAGTCAGTCCAAGATTGGTTCGTGCGGTAGCAGCGCTCGAAAGATCCGAAAGGTTTAAAGACTTTCGCGTGTAGCGACCGTCGGCGTCATTAACCGTTGGAAGGTTAGTACCGCCAGTGCCAACCGTGTAGGTCGCGGCGGTCCCGAGCCCGAGGTTAGTGCGAGCGGTCGCTGGCACCGTGGCGGACCACGATCCGCTCGAGACCATCAGCACGTTTCCGTTGTTAGCCCCCGTGACAATCGGAAGGCCAGAAAGGTTGCCCAAACCGTAGGCCTGAAGGTCGCCCAATCGGACAGCGTCTGCGTATTCAGTAGGTGCCGCAAGTTCGCTAAGACGGCGTGATCCCGCCGAAAGCGCGGACTCCGTCGGGTACTCCAGAGACACGGCGTCCGATTCAATCTTGTCGGCGACCTCTTGCACCGCAAAGTACGCCTGAATCGAAGCGGAATCGAGAATCTCACCAGTCACCACCGAGGCGTCTGTGAAGTTGACAACTCGTTCGTCGACCGACGTCGGCGTTTGTCGGACCACGGTAATAATCTGACCAACGCTTGGTTTGGTAATCAAAGTAAGCACAGGCTCGTTAATACCGCCCCACTCAGCCTGCGGCCCGGAGATCGAGTAGTCGACGTCGATGGTTTTAAGAACACCAGCGTAGTAGACCTTTACATGATCGCCACGGAGGGTGGGAAATGAAAGGGTGACCTCGTCGGTGCCGCTATACGAAAATGAAGTGCGTGCAGAAGGCATTAGCGACCTTTCTTCTTGTTATACGTATCGATGAGTTTCTTGACTGTTTCGTCCATTTGTTCTCTTGATTGTCCCCTACCAATGTCATCCTTTTTGATCCAATTTTGAGACATTTCTAACAAATCCCGATCTTCTTTAAGAAGTTCTGCCCAAGCCTCTTTTCTATATTTATTAATCTCGTTTGAAAGCGCTTTAGCGGCTTCTGAACGCTTGTTCCCAAACCCATATCCATGAGTATATCCTCTAAATTGAGGAGAGTTAATCAAATTTTTAAGGCTATTGTAACTTCCCATTTTAAGCATTTTTTCACCTAGTTGATCGTACACAGTGTTTCCTTTAGGGCCAATTTTTCGAAGATCGAGTTTATTAAGAGATTCGTGTTGGTCGCTTGTGGGCGCTGAATAGGACAACGTGTCTTCCATGCCATTATCGAAAAGGGCCTTTTGCACGACATTCATTTTAGATGCTTTCTTCCCTTGTGCGGGATTAAGCATGTAATTCAAAGCCTCCAAGAAAGAGATATCTGCGTCGTATAGCGGATTTTTAATTTGCAAACCTGTGACGCTGCGGCGTGCGCTTACGCTGTCGCGATCGTAATACTTGTTCCACCAGAAATCAGAGAAAGTCTTAAATTCGCGCATGTACTTATCGGTGTAGGTATTAAAAGAGTTCATCGCCATAGAACCGGGGAGCACACCAGAACTAAGGGAACCAAGCCAGCGCGGAAGTTTATTATCCGGGTCGTGAGACGCTTCGATAAAGTCGTTGAGACCAGTCATAAAAGACTTATCAAGAACGCCACGAACTAGAGCAGTGTAAACAGGTCGAGCCAGCATTTCGAAAACTTCAACCTCACCGTCGGACTTGTTGTAAGCCTTCTTTCCTAGTGTGAACATGTCTACAATCATGCTCACAAGTCCAGCAAAGGGTTCCGCAAACTGATAGGAGTGCCATTCGCCACTGCTGTCCCTGATGGACATAGGACGATTGGTCTTAAGCCACTCCTTACGTTCTTGCTGGTCGGTCGGGCCTGCCCCAGTAATGTCCCCACCATCGCTCATCATAAACAAAGTCACGTAAGCGATAGTTGCAGTAAGTGCTTGTCCATACGCCTGCGAGCGAACAGCGGGATCATTAGCGTGGAACCTATTAACGAAATCGTTCTTCCAATCTTCGTCTCCGGAGAATTTAGTAGAACGGCTTCCAACTCCCAACATTTTGTAGGCAACCGCTTGGAACGGAGAGGCTGCCATCGAGACCCCAGCGCCAATAATGTTGCCGGGGATGTGCAAGAACGGGAAGATCACCGCCGCTCCGAAACCGATGGTCTTTTCAAAGGCCGACGAGTTCGGGTCGCCACGCTTTAGCCTGTTGATCCAGTTCATGAACCGGGACCAAACTCCCTCACGATCAAGCGGGTCTTGAGTAAAGGTTCCCTCTGATCCGAGGCGCTCCGCCACTCGAAGATTCGAGGTCAGTTCGCCCCACATGCGGAGAAGTTCGTCGTTGTCCTTAGCAGGCCGCCCGTTGTAAAGGGCAACATTCTCTTGCACTTTTAGACGGAAGTTCCTAGCAGTGGCAACTGAAACTGCCTGATCGTATTCCGGAGTGTCTGCCGCAAATCCCTTCGCAATCATTGCGGCGCCTTCGACGTTGATAGCATCTTGACGAGCCTCGGCCATGATCCGCTGGTCCGTCATTCTAAAATGACTCGACATCATTTTAGTGTACATAGCGTTCGCGTCAGCCGCAGGATTTGTAGATCCGTTGGCTACTGCGCGTTCGAAGAAATTTGCCTTGATGTGCGCTCGTTGGGCAAATTGAGTGAAGAACTCGTCCGATGCGCTATTAAATCTATTAAAGAATTGATGAGCAGGGTCAAACCAATTTTTCATCCAATTGGCGACATCGCCACGAAGCGTCCCGGACGGATACGCCTCACTAAAAACTCCACCGACGCCAAGCATCTTATTGGGAGTGGCGCCATCCGCTGTAACGTACCGCACATTCTTCTTAAACGTGTCTTTAGCGATAGTGAACGCTTCTCCCATTGTCGCAAACGCTGTGGCAAGTTGCCTAAAGTGATAAGCAACCATTTTCCCATTTCCGCTTACCGCTCCACCAGCCATTCCCATAGCAATCCGCATAAGAATGTTTCCGGCGGCGCTCATGGAGTTTTTCGCACTGGTCATGGGATTCGACAAAAGATTTGTCGAGTACCAAGAAGCAAACGCCATATTGAGCGGGTGGAAAATAAGCGGATTGGAGATGCTGCCACCCGCTTGAGCGACTTGGCGAATATGCGCGGCCATATTCATGATTGTCGCTAGGTTCTGGCTTTGATTTCCCGCGCCTCCAGTTGAGCCTCCGAATCCTCCGACTCCGAGGACCTTCTGAAGTTCAGCGTGCGCGTCCATCTCCTCTTGAAGTTGCTTACCCAAATCCGTGATCTTCTGATCGCGGCGATCCAACTTATCCTTGAGAAGTTGAATCTCAGAGCGACGAGAAGACAATTCGGCCTTCAACTTGTCGATAACTTGCTGGCGCTCGGCACGCAACTTCTCGAGCGCTTGTTCGCGAACCTCATCCGCCTTGTCGAGTTGACCCTGAGCCCTTCGGCGCTCACTCTCGATCTTCTTCGCGAGAGCCTTGGCCTCCTCTTCGCGCTTCTTAGCGGCCTCGGCCTTGCTCAAGGCCTTCTTGGTGTCCTTAGCGCCTTCGGTAAGAAGTTCCTCAGCAGTCCCCAATTCCTCTTCAAGTTCGAGGACGCGCATTTGCGATGCCTCGAGTTCCTTAAGAGTGGCGTCCAATTCCTCGCCGAACAACCCTACCGTGTCGTTAGCGTAGTTAAGGTCGTCAATAAGTTTTTGGACATTCGCGCTAAGTTCGTACACCTTACGAGAAACCCTAGGCTTCTGGGGAACTTCCCCTTCCGGCGTCGGTGTACCCGTTTCCGGAGTCGGAGTCCCAGCCTCGGGAGCCGCAGTCTTAGGTTTAGGCTTGGGCTTACGAGCGCCAGTGGTGGGCTCCGGGGCCCCCATTTCCGGAGTCGGGGCTCCAGCCTCGGGTGCTGGGGCAGCAGTTTCAGGAAGTTCAACCGTGCCTGTGCCACCGTTCTGATCGTTCGCCTTGGCCGCCGTATCGATAGCGTTTATGGCTTGATCGATAACGGAGGCAGCGGTCGACAGTTCGCGAGCCTTGCGCCGCTTACCTTCCGGAGTCGCAATCTCATCGGGGGCAAGTTGGAGAATATCTTTCTTCCCCTTACCCTTGGCGCCCTTCTTAGGCTTCCCTTCGGGCGCCACTGCTTCAGCACCAGTTCCAGTGCCAGTTCCAGTGCCAGTTCCAGTGCCAGTTCCAGTGCCAGTTCCAGTGCCAGCGCCAGCCCCTTCTGCGCCAGTCCCAGCGATGCTCTGAGCGCCTTCTTGAGCGTTCGCATTCGAGACGGCTTGATCACTCATCTCGGGGTAAGACGTGCGGTAGTCGTCAGCGCCGTCGAAGGCCATGTCCCGAAGGACACCGGAACGCAGCGACGCGAGGGTCCTGCCCGCTTCCGAGGACATTCCACGGAAGGCGAATCGATGATACATCACCTCGTTAACGAGGCGCACGATCTTGACCCGATCCTCATCGCTCATCGACTCGTAGTCGCGAACGATGTTCTTGCCAGTGGCTTCGATCGAATCAATAAGATTGGCCAATCGACGGCTAGAAGACTCGAGGGCCTTCTTGCGCGTAAGCATGACCATACCGATGCGGCGCTGGATCTCGACTTGAACCGACGGGGGCAACTTATCGATATCGGTAACAGATCGAATCTTTTCGAATTTACCGTCGATAAAGATTCCACGAGGATCGATGTCGTTATGGGTCTTGAGAATATCGATCATCAGTTCAGTCGGGGTCTTGCCGGATTCGGCAGCCATCGCCTCAACGTGATTGAAAAGACTCTCATCGGCACGAGCGGTGTTTTTTGCGACGCTTTCGGGAACGCGCTTTGAAAGTTTCTCGGATTCAGTGTACTCCTTCGAACCGTTGAGGATCGAGGATTCGATGGCCTGATGCGCGGTATTCAGGTCGTTTACGTGAAGGTTTACAGCAGGTTGAGACTCCGATTCCTTAGGGTTCCTGATCCCGTCCATGTAATCCTGCACGGCCTTACGAGACTCAGGATCGAATGCCGGAGAGCGAGAAAGAAGAACTTTCTCGCTGAAAGTCTTCATAACACGATTCCAAGTGTTCGGGACACCCTTACGACCCTTGAGAGGTTCACCTTGGAAGTTGAGAACCGACGGCATAGATGCGGTAAGTTTTTCCCCCTCTTCAACGACTCGGTTACCCTTAGCGTCCCATTTGACTTTAGTTTGAGATCCCTTGTTAATCCCGGTTGGGGCATCAACCATTGCGCGACCTTGGCCCTGCGCTTCTAGAAACCAAGCGTCAAATTTAGCCCGGTCGAGTTTCCCTTCCCGAATCATTCCTTCAGAATTTGCCACGAGGAATTTGATCGCGGCGTCGAGGAAGTTCGGAGAGAAGTCCACATTTTGCCCGAACCGATCCACCATTGTCTGAGTCGCGTTCCAAAGGATGGCCTGCATCATGGCAGGTTCCGATTGGAGATTGCTACCTACAAGATCATTCGAAAGATCTTGAGCGGTTCGGAACATCGGCTCACGGATAACGTCGTCAGCGGTCGGACTAGTTCCGAAAGTCTCAAAAAGTTGTTGCGGAGTCTTTTCGGAAATAGTTTGAGTCTTTTTATCGTAGGACTTAGTCTGTTTCGCATCCTTTCCAAGAATCGCAGCATTGCGGCCCATCGCGTATCGCGTCTCAATTCCGGACCACAAGTCTTGAGTGAATAGGTAGAAGTTACCCAGAATGTTCCCAGTAAAGGCTCCGACCTTAGGACCAAAGGATGCCTCAATTCCCATTTTCATGAGGGCGCGAGCACGCTCGATCACGATGCTCCCGTGCTCATCGAGGAACAGGAATCCTCCGACACCTTCACCTTTAAATTTAGAACCTTTACCGCTGACGACATCTACCCAAGAAATTGCTTCTTGTTTCAGTTCAGCCGAAATCTTGTTGATAAGTGTAGAATCTACCTTACCCTTAGTTTTAACAACTACAGTAGGTTCAGAATCCGATTGGTGAACGGAAACGGAGACAACGTCAATTCCATTTGCTTTATAAACGTCAATAATTTCACGTTTAGAAGCCTCGACGGATGCCTCGACGTTTACAGATCCATCTTCGTTGCGAACGGTCCTAATGAACTCACCTTCAGAGCCTACATGAGTCCCAACGTTATGGACTGAATCAGCGTCGGTCAGCATCGTCCCGGCGACGTACCGACCCGTTCCCGCATCATTAGCCCGTTCTCCATTCGGAAGGATGAAGTATTTAGGATTGTACTTTCCGCCCCAATTTGCAGCGCCCGGCCCAGCAAGGTTGCCCTTTGTGGAGAAATTTTGAGTGAATACTTCCTTGTCGACACCGAGGACTTCCTTAGCGAAAACTTGCATTTTCGTAAAGAACTTGATTACGTCATCCTCGGTCGCGGTGGTGAAATCCATCTCAAATTGCTTGGCGTAATCGCCGACAATCTTGAGAAGTTCCGCACCCTTGGGACGCCCATCTTCAGTAAGAAGGGCTTCCTTGCCTTGGTTCTTAGCGACAAAGTCCTTGACCGCCGCATCGATGATTCGATTCATTCGACGGGAGTTGGTATCGGGACCATTGCCGTGAAGATTGGCGGTCTGTTTCTTTTTCTTAACTGTGACCCTAAATCCTGTACGTTTGGGATCAAGCCGCTCCGCAACGAGACCAGTTTCCATCATGGTTCGGAAACCTTCGATGGCGTTTCTGGTGTTTATTTCAGGACCGGAGTTGGGAGAGAAAACTCCCAAAAGATACGACATGACTCGAACAGCGTTTCCATGCATTTCCATTCGGGCATTAAATTGCTCGTCGGTTTCCGCAGGATTCGCTTCACCCTTAACAGGTTCTTTTAGATAATTGAATTCGTTTCCCAACATCGAGAACGTGTCGAAGGTTTTCTTGATCGCATCGGCGTACCAGCGCGTTTGACCCGACGAAATATCATATTCGTGAATCAGGCGCAGGCGCTCCCGATACGTATCAAACAGATCCTTTTCCAAAGTGTCGTACATTTCGGCAAGAACACGCTTGCCGGATTTGACCTTATTTGGATTGACCTTGATTTCAAGGTAATCGGGGTGCTTAAACTTACCTTCGGAGAATTGAGCCTTCAGTTCCGGAGTGGCGTACTCCTCGTTCCACGGAGACGTGGAAGTAATCTCAAACCCAAGGCGCTTGAGATTCTTGATGTACTCACTCTCGAGTTGCCCAGAAGCGCTGTCGACGACGTTAAACGCTTCTCCGTGAATGCCCTTCCAATCCTTCGAATCAAGCAGCGGCTTGATCTTAGAATTATGGATTTTCCAAATTTCCTCGGGCGTATCGACATCCGGGAACACGATAGCGATGACAGAGCGCATCGCTTCCATACCCATGCCTTTGAACTTCGGGTTGTTCTGGATGTTGAAAAGACTTTCTACGTAGCCGTCCTTGCGAATTGCAACGCCAGCCACGGGCAAGCCATCCGGACCCTTGTCGTTCGAGAGAATGAGAATGTGGTCCTTGTAGAACTCCGCATCGTTAAGCGTGACGGTCGGGTTGTTACCCATTCGAGCCAAAGCGGCGGCAAACTCCTCAGGGCTGGAAATGCGGAATCCAGAATGGTACGGGGAACCCGAGGGGCTTCGTCCGTTGTACATCTGGTCCTGAATGCGATCGTATTCTGCGCGTTGAGCGCGAGTCTTCGCACTCGAGGGGTACTTACGAGAAACGCCCAAAAAGGAGACATCTGGGTTAGGCGCGTTGAAGTCAATAACTTTAAGGTTGTCGCCAAACTTATCTCTGAGAGCCTTTGCCGTCTTCTCCCCTTGGATAATTGGATTCCCGTCCTTATCGACGACAAGAATTCCAAGTTCCGCCATCTTCTTACCCTGAAGGGCAAGAGCCATCGTCGTTTTATCGACGCCGCCGTTCACGTGGATAGATTCGTGACCGTTCTCGTGAATAATGATCTGAGCAGTTTGCCCATTCTTCTGAGCCAAGTGCTCGACGATGGCAAGCATTTCCGGGTCGACGCGATCATGATAAAGCGCCTTCCCGAGTTCGCTGAGAAGGTTGACGTCGCTGGTCCGCACCGGACCTCGAGATGCGTGAACTACGTCTTGCGTCGAAAGTTCCGCTGCGTCCACGAGGCCGCGAACGCCTTCGGTCGTATTGTAAAAATTACTACCGTTGATCGCGATGTGGGCCGAGCGAATCGCCTCGACAATCGAATTGGTCACGTACTCGCCGTGAGCCATTTCGGAAGTCTTAAAGAACGCATCGGTCATCTTGGAATAAATCTTAAAGAAGAGCACCTTGGCCTTCGAAAGATCCTCTGCCGGGTCAGCCTCGATAATGCGCTTGACTCCAGCGTTTCCAAAACGCATGGCTTCGAAAACGGCGGCCTCCTGCGGATTTACCATGCCGTGCACCGCAAACATGAAATCGCGGGCATAGCCTTCGTCGATAATTTTCTTGTCGACAAGTTTCCCGATCTCTGCGGTGATCGCTTCGTACTTTCCGCTGAAGGATTCTGAAATGAGCGCCCGAATCGACCGAAGATCCTTGACGTCAACCTTTCCGAGAAGTTTTCCGTTTTGAAGGAGGATGTCCGATTCTTCCTTCAAATACTTATCGATGATCTTCTTGACTTCTTTCGGAACGGGTTTTCCGTTGATCTTCAGAGTTCCGGTGATGACCTTCGAAACATGGTCCGCATGGTTTTTCACCATAGCCCGAGCGATGTTTTTCTTGACCGCTTCTGGCACGCTCTTCAAATTGAGAGCCACGTCCAAGGTCGCATGGAAAATCTCATGCAAGATCGGAGGGTTGGTCAGATCGGAGTTCTTATGGGCTACAACGTCCTTACCACTCTTGATAATGGTAGCGCCTTCAGCGATGACCGTGATGACTTTATTCAAGGCGTCAAAGTGCCCAGTAACGTCGTCAACGGCGTCCCCGCTCTCAATTTTTTGAGCAAGGTCGAGGTGGACCATTCCGATGATCGGATCAGCAATCGCCATGATTTGGTTCACGGCGTCGCCGAGTCGCATGCGGGAGAACAATCCTAGGTCGATGGATGCGTTCGAAATGGCGGATTCATCTCCGACCAAGCCGTTTGCGGAGGCCAAGGCCTTGAACACGTTCGATCGGAAGGACTTGCGGTACTCTTCGCGAATCGCCTGAATATCGGGACGATGAAGGTCAATCGTCATCCCGTTACCCATCAGGTATCTAGACTTCGATTCCCCGGCAAAGTCGAAAGCCTCTGCGATATCGTTAACTTTGAAGGCCACGCCGACGGTGTAGGACCCGTCAGAGTTAGCGACCACCTTGACCGTAGCGCCCTTGGTTCGCAGAAGTTTCTGGCTAACGGCGCTCGAGTTCTTCCACTTATCCATCTGCGCGAGCAGGTCGTTCCGGTTGTCGGCACGGAGAACCACGGAGGTCTCGCTGTCCATAGCGACCCAGTCGCCCTTGTTCGAGGACTCAGCGTCGCCATCCGAAAGGGCCGTGTCGAGATCGACGTCGTCGAGGTTTTCTCGAGCGACCTCGCGATTGAGGACCGATCGAGTTACCGATCCCTCTTCGAAGTTGGGAATAAACTGAAGTTGGAAATTGGCAAAATCAAAATCGGACACCTCCTCAATTCCGCGAATTCGAAGAATCTCTCGAACTCGATTTCGCGTCTGAAGATCGATCTTTACAGTTCCATTCTTTGCAAGAATGTCAGCGATCGATACGGCCACTCGATTCGTTTTTCCGCCAACTTGCTCTACGTAGTGGATGAATTCCGAATTGTTTCGGATCGCCGTAGTGATGGCTTTAACCCAGTCTTCGGGCTTGTTGAAGTTCGGCTGAACTTTAACAACGGCCAATTTAACATTACCTTCGCCGTCTTTGTACCACATAACGTGGTCGGTACGGTCGCGAAGTTCCTCGGTAAGGTTCAGGCGCTTTCGAGCCTCCGCATCCGTCAAACTTCCAAGTTCCCCTTCGGACACCGTAATGCTACGGACTTCAATGAAGGAATGATTTTGAGGAATGAAGCCTTCGTCTAGAGTTCCATCTTGGTTTGGACGAAGGAGAACCAGATCACCATTGTTCAACTTTTCGTTGAGGCTGGTCGCGATTTCCGGGGTCATGTCGGGAATCACGGGACCAGAACGAGCCGTCGAGGAACCCTCGGGAACAGCGGCGTTCGGATCAAAGGAGGTCACTCGAGATTGATAGGCTTCGGCCAGCGTAGCGGCCTCGATCAGGTCCGCTTCAGTCCCGGTCTCCAAAGCCTTTCGGAGAGCCTTACGGACCTTCCCGGCCTCGGTGACCGTCTCGTACAGCCACGTGTGCGCGGCGCTCTTACCGTCCACGGCAAAGCGGGAAACGACGGATCCGGCCGCGTGGGAGATCCCGTTCTTGGTGGCCCTCCCGGCCATACCAGCGACACGGAATCCAATGTCCCCAAACGGTTCGAGAAGCATGCCATCAATGACATTCTTGAAGCGATTGAGAGCGCTGTCTTCGCGGGTGATTCGTCCAGTGACCGGATCGTATTGGGGAGGGCTGCCGTCGTCATTCAGCCAGCCCAAGACCGCTTGTTCAACCTTGGTGCCGCCGAGAGTGTAGCCGAGGTCGGCAAAGCGTCCGCTGCTTCCCTTCTGGAACAGGAAGTCAACCGGGGCCTCGGTCGCGATGTACTTAGCGGTCCAGCGGGCCGTATCGTATCCGTAGGCCTTGGCCTTGTTGATGGCCCCAGCGGCTTTCTTAAGTTTATCGTACTTGGAATCCAAGGCCGCAATGGCCTCTCCAGAGGCTGCAAGTCCAGCGCGAATACGGGTGGCCATTGCGGCGCCCTTACCGCTCAAAGAGAGGCCTTTTAGGCCAAGGGCAAGCGTTCCTCGAGCCGCCAATTGGACAGCCCCAGCACCGACCATAAATGAGCCCAGTTGCCCAGCAAGGCTAGAAAGGCCGAAGACTTCCTTCGGGCGTGCGTATCCGGGCACGTTCTTCTTAGTTACAGGATCGATGGTTGAAACTCGAGGCCCACTCTCGTTGCCCCAAGCAATATCCATCGGAATATACCAATCTTCGTCAGTAATCAAGGATCCGAGGCCCTCGACCATTTCGATCATAGAGGTCCCCATAGCGTAGGCGCTCTTGAAAAGGAAGCGCTGAGTATTCTGAAAATGTTTCTTACCGACAGCGAGACCCTTGCTAAAGAACCCTCTATTTTGATCCGTAAGTAGGTCCGTAAACGAGACGTCGGTGGCGGATTTAGTCACTCCGTTAACGTCGAGTTGGAAACCAAGGGCCTCATCGAAGAATCGATCAGACTCCATCGCCTCCTTACCGTAACCCATGACATTATCGTAAAACCAGTCCCCAGCGGCTTTCCAAGTGTCGCCGTCGAAAAGGCTGGCCGAACTGGACATCTTATCGATTTCCGGTTCGGAGAGGTCGGGAAGAGCGTATTGGTTGTTGAGTAGCGGGAGATCATCCGTTACGGAAGGTCCCTTGGGAACCACAAACGGGCTAGGCCCAAATGGGTTTTCGAATGTGCCCGGAGCGCCTTTAGGAGGCTGTGTGAGGGAAGAGACTCGGATATCGGAAAAACTCGGTTCCGGCTTGGCGGCCCCCTTTTTCCGCTCGTCTTGAATATCTTCAGAAACGGCTGCTGGCGATTGCGCCGAATCCGCGAGGGCTTGGGTATCTGAATCGATATCCGTTTTGGGCGTAGCGCCCCCCAAGTCTACGGGGACTTGCTGATCGAGAAGTTGTTCAGGATTGATTTCGGAATTAGGCTCGATCATTATTTTTATTTCCCGTCAGAGGAGTCTTCGTCGTCGCCCTCTTTGTAGGGCAATCCCTGTGTGGTGAACGTGCTATTAGAGCCCTGTTTTTGAACTAGGTATGCGCCGTAAATCTGCCTGCTGAAGAAAGCGCTTTCAGCAGTAAAGCCAGATTTTGGATCTAGATAGGTTTGGAAAGGGTTAATGAAGCCTCTAAAAAGATAGTTCATTGCCTCATCTACAGCCGCATTGCGATCTTCTTCAGAAAGTTCCACACCATTTGCTTTAAACTCTTGATCTAGTTTTTTAATTTCATTTAGAATTTCATTACGAATTTCCAATCGCATTTTGTTGAAAAGTAGATTGGGGTCTTCATTAGGCGCCGAAAAACCTACGAGAACTTCTCCCAATTGAATTGAGTTTCGGGCGTCCGGAGTGAAAACATTGTCCATTAGAATACCAATGGTTCGTTCTCTCTCTTTTCGGTTATACCTTTCAAATAATTTCCCGAAACGATCTGCGTGTACGTTACTTTCTTCTGGATCTGCATGACGATCCCCAACCTTTCGCTTTGACACTCCATGAATGGCTAATTCTCTTGTAAGTTTTGAAGCGTCTTCACTAGGCCTTGGGCCAATGTTTCCAGAGGCTGCCCGCACTCGAGCGGCAAATGCATCGATAATGCGAACAGAACCTTCAGTATTTGCGAGACCTTCAACACTTGCTTTCTGCCTGCTAATTTTTTTATTCATCGATCCATCAGATTTTGGCTTGACATTTTTAGCAATTTGGCTGAAGGCTACCGCTTCTTCTTGCGGCAATCTGGGAAGGTCAACGCTAGTTTCCATCGCCAAGCGCTTAGGATCAAAGATGGCAATTGTAAATGGGGCGCCAACTTGACTATAAGCAGAATTATCTTCTTTAAAGGAAAGTTTAAATACAGCGTCTGAAAGGTCTCTTCCTGTTGAAGCAGTTTGCATTGCATTTATAAGTTCATTACTTTTTTTGTCTTCTTTGACACCTGCTTTAAGGCCTTCAGAAAAACGAGCCGTAATCATTTTATCGGGGAAAGTTAGCCAAGAATTAAGCAACCCAGTTTCGTCGCCCTCTACGCTGATGCTCTTGTTTACACCTCTAATGTGCTTAATATTATTATTATCCCTCTTAGATTCAATACTAATTGAGTTAATAGAAGTATTAAGTCGTTCGCGCATTTGGCCCAGTTCTTGAGACTGCGCGTATGCTGGGATCTTAAGAAGTTTATCAAACTTACTAAGTAATTGCTTTGCGCTATCAATCTTAACTGGGTTAAGATTCATTGCGTCATTAGGCATGTAAAGTTCAGAGAGTTCTTCTTTGAACTTAGAAACATGGCTAGAAGAATTTTCGATTGCGCGCTGCCGCACATTTTGAATGGCCTGATTCTGAGCCTTTTGAATGTCCTCAATTGAAAGGCTTTCCCGACCAGCCGCTTTTGGAAATTTATCAGAAATAGATTTGTATTCCTGATACATAGCCGTTCCAATATCAGCAGTAGATGCCTTAAGTTCCGAACCGAATTCAGATTTGAGATTCTTTGCCGCTTGGGCAAACAATTTTCCATTGGTCAGATTTACCTGATCAATGTTTTCGTAGTACTTTAGGAGTTGGGGAACGTCAACTCGTTTCGAAGCGGGCACCTTTTTATTGGAATCTTCAGCGATTGCCACAACCAAATCCGAAATCGGCATCGATCCGTTGGCGGAAAGTTTGGTGGCTGCTTTGTTGATTTCAGTAAAAGTTCTCCGGTTGGCTGCGGTGATGCCGTAATTATTGATTTCAGCAAACGACGCAACGTAAGCGTTTCGCATGGCCTCAATTTGCGGAGCGTTCGCAGAAAACATTCGAATTGCGCCGTCTTTACCGTCAAACCCAATTCGCTTGAGAATGTCGGGGGAACTCTTCAAAAGCCACGCTTGGATGTCTTGACGCTGCTCGCTATCAGGCTTCGTGAAGAAGGTGTCCTCGGGATCAAAGTTCTCCATGATATCCGAGGAAAGGTGCGTCAAGAAATTGCGAGCGTCCTGCGGATTCTCGAAGCCAAAGTTGGATTCGAGTTGATTCATTCGCTCAAAGGCCTTGCGACCCATCTCGCCGAGAATGCCAGCAAGTTCTCCATAAACGGGATCTTTTTTCCCCTTGTAGAAGAAGTACTGACGAAGTCGCATAAAAGAGTCGTGCTGCTTCTCGTAGTCGTCTGCGTACTTAAACATCACGGCGTTCGCAATCGCCGTAGAGTACGTGGCGGCATTCGGGGGCTGACCGAGTTGATCGGACATTACCCGCATCTTCGCCAAGAACGGGTCCACGGTGGCATCGAGGGCCGCAATCTCCTCGGGCTTAGTGGACTTGTCCACGTATGCGCCTGAATCCACGGCCTCGAGAAGCCCGCGCCCGGCCTCAGAATTGACTCCGATGGCTGCGGTCTTCCGGTTGGCCCCGCCCGCAGAATTGACTAGGGAGCGGTACCCAGCGGAACCGAGGACCTTGGAAATGTAGAGGTCCTTCGCTCCGGGGTAGGAGTTGAGCGCGTGGGTTTCAGGCAGTGAGTTGAAGTGGTTGGTGACGTAGGCCTGAGCGTCGGCCTCGAAGTTGAAACGCTCCCGGTTCTCGGGCTGGTTCCTCAATTCATCGAGGTATTCGGGAAGGTTGATCAGGACCTTACTCGTCTCCTGCTCGCCGAAGGAGTCAGCGTGGAGAATGGCCAGCCGAAGGTCAAAAGCGTCTGCGTAACGAGGGTCGTCAAGGCGCCTTCGGATTCGTTCCCCGCCTCTGGACCTAAGGACCTCAACGTCCCTGTCGGTCAGCATGCCAGTGCGGGGTTTCTTTTCCGGCTCGTGAGGGCTGATTTCGTTGCCAAACTCATCCTGCCGTAGCAACTCGTCGGCGAGGGACTCCATCTTCGGGCCCTCGGTACGGAGGATGCCTTCGGCAATTCGAAGGTCCGCCTCCATAGTCTGGGCCATCTCGCGGTCCTTCTCGGCCTCGTTTCGATCGATAATCTTGGTGACGAGATTGGACAACTTATCAGAAAGATTCGAAAAGTTGATAAGGGGGCTGGACTCGAAATATCGACTAAGATAGGTCAAGTCGACATAAGAAGATTGAGCCGCCGCCCTCGGGTTTAGCGAGGGACGGACCTGAGGGCTTTCGCCACCTTGATAACGTCTACGAGGTTCTGTGGCCATTATTCGCTACTAAAGAGGTCGCCCCAAGTTTTCTTGCCACCAACCTGAGCCGCCGTTGTAAGGCCGCCAATCGCGCCGTTTAGCAGGGAGCCAAACAGGTTGGGCCTTCGGGCGGGCGGGCGGTAGCCGGATTGAACCCGACCAACGGTTTCCGCTTCAATGCCCTTCATGTTGTTAAGGGCTGAAGACTTCTCGAATTCGTACTGGATCAATGCGTTTTCGTGGCCCTTAAGCATCGCCTGCTTAAGATCGGTGACCACACTCGTAGCAGCCGATCCACCGATTCCAGCCTCAGTGGCCGAGACGGCGGAGAAGCCGATACGCTTTTCGAACTCTCGGCTAATCGAATCCATCTCCGTGCGGGCCGTCGTCTCGGCCTCGGAAATTCGTTTAACCATCGAAGCGTACTGGAACCGAGCGCTGTCCTCAGCGTTCTTCTTGTTCAACTCGTACATCTGCTTGTTGAACTTATCCTCGGCTTTCGCTGCGGCGGTCCCGGACATATAGTCCGCCATCGAGGACCCCATTTGGAGCCCAGCGAGAGCGATAGCGGGTCCGACGCACATTAGAGTTTACTCCCATCGATGACGAACTTGATGAAGTTTCGCCCCGAAATGACCTTATTCTCAATAAGTTCAGCACCGCAGTGCTTAAGCCAGCGCAGGGCTGGGGCGTTATCTTCCCAAACCCAGTTCATCCCGGTCTTCCCGTCCATTATGTGCTTCATCCACGGGCGGGACCAACGCAAGAATTCGAGAGGGTTGGAGTAGACCCAGTCCGATCCGACGGCGCAGATGAGGTAATCAGCGTCCGCCTTAACTTCCCCGAAACGAGTAGCCCCAAACATCATCTCGACCTTGCCGTCAACAACAATTGACCAGCAGGGCTCGAGGGCCTTGTGCAAAATCTCGAGGGCTTCCTCGCCCGAGACGTTGAGGAATGCCTGAATTTCCACCATATCGGCAGATCGGATTCGGGGCCCAAGGTCGATGATGTCGGGCTTACGCGAGCGCCGAATCGTCACATTGGGTAGCGGGTGCCTCTGGGGTTTGCTAACTTTAGTTCCCATTCAATTCCTGTGAAGTTCGACGGGTAAGGGCTGGAGTTCACCAAGGTGACCCCAGTTTCCGTGTTCCGTCTAAATACCGAGAATCTGAAGTATCCGTCAATCACCCCTTCGTCGGGTTGACCGAGGACCGGGTGGTTGAACGGAATGTTAAATTGAGTCGCATCGGGCTTGTCGACGCGAATCTCGAAGGATCGAGAGCGGTTGAAGGCAAGGGTCCCGTAGCGCACCTGCGCCCGGTTCACGTATGCCGGGGTGTCCGATCCTTGCTGGTTTTTGTTTCGGACGAGGGGCTTCGAGAACTTATGCTCGAGGTCGTAGGAGTATCCAACAAAGAATCCGTCCGGACGGTTACCAGCCGACCAGTCTCCTTCGATTTTGACCACGGCACCGGACACCGAGTCGACGGTCCCGATGACCCCGTCCAGACCGACGACTTCGAGGAACTCGGCGTAGGGGACGTTCGTGGGCATCGTGATCGATGTGACGCCCTCGGTTCCGCTGTAGGTCGGGTTGCCGTAGGTCCCGGTCTTAAAAAAGACCCGATTATCGACGAGCACCATGTAGTCCAGCGGAGCGTCAGCGATGTTTTCGGTGACGTTGACCTTGGAAAGAATCGCGTCGGAAGTGCGGTTCTGAATGCAGAACATTCGGCTGTCGAAGAAATTCAACGACAAGGTCTTCTCGGTGTAAGGTCCCAACTTCCAAACCGTCCAAGCGTTCTGGGCCTTTTCGTTACCTACCCAGAAGAATTGGTTGACGTAGATCTTTCCGGTCGAGGCAAGGACCATCACGGAATTTGAGGCGCTCGATCCGATCAGTCCGTGAATGTTGGCCGGGATGAGGGAAGGTACGTGACTCGAGGCGTTGGACACGTCAAAGATCTGGGTGTCCCCGATTCGAATCATTTCAAAAAGGTTGCTGGTGGCACCACGCACCCCTAGGAAAAACAGGCTCTTCCCAACAATAACTGGGGGGACATACTCGTTACAGTCGAACTCGCCGATCTTCGCCGAAGAGACCGTAGATGGGGACAGAATAGGTTCAGCGGTTACTTGCCAAACAGATTCCGATCCAAGAAGAATCAGCGATCCTTCAAAGGAAATCGCAAAGTTCACTCGGAATCGGCCACCCGTTAGCAGGTCTACCTCGAAGGCGTCGCTGTCCACGAGGTTCTGCACGGTTGTTCGGAAGAAGTTGAAATACTGCCCCTTCTCGGAAAATGCGATCAAGGTGTTGTACGCGAAACCAAGGCGCCCTCGGTAGAAGAAAATCGCCTTGATCTTCCCGGCAGCGATGACGTCGGGAACCGGATTAGAGTCGTCGTCGCCCGCTTGGCGCGAGGCCCACGGGGCCGCCTTAACGATGAAGGACAGGGTCACCGTATCGTATTGGATAATACGAGGCATGGTCTCGGCGTTGATCTGGAAATCAACCGTCGGATCCGCGCATTCTTCCCAGTAACCAGACGGAAGTTCGGCGTGGAGGAGAGCCGGGTTTGAGCGCAAATTGCTACCCGCTGGCGACAAGTAACCGTTAATTTGAAAATTGGTGTTTACCCTTCGGACCGAAGAGCCGGAAGAGACAAACGCGCTTGCCTCGGAGTAGGGGACAAACTTAACCCAGAAGTCGTCTTCTTCAGCGTCCTTCAAACCGACGATCTTGACCGTGTGTCCGCGAGGGGCATTCAACGGAAGATTCGAAATGTTGCTGGTCTCGTTAAAGATTGCGAACGCGCTTCCCGACCCCTCCGAATCGGTGATCGTTACCGATTCGATCTCCCCGATAACCGACATGTCGATCTCGAGCACCGACTTATTAATGTCCCATTTAACAACGGAGTCGGCGGTGGTCAGGGAGTTGGAGTATGTGTAGACCGCCTTGTACAAGTCAGCGCCGAGGCTCTCCGCGACCTCGCTGGTCCGCACATCGATCTGAGGAGCCGTCGGAACCATAGAGTTTGCGACGGCCACTGCGGCGGTCGCAGGGCGGTTTGGCGCACCGCCGCTGTCCTGCTCGCCTCGAGTGGACCCGTCCCAAACCTGAGCCTTCGCCACGAACTCTACACCTCCGACCATCCGAACCTTGAGGGTGTACTCGGATCGGTAGGTGACCGACTTAATAAAGACAAAGGCCTTGGTTTTGTTGAGCACCGCCGAGTTAGAAAGCATCGACGGAGTCGTGTCTTTATTGACTACAAAGATCGTGTCCTCGTAGGTCGCGAACGCCAAGTTCTCAGTGGAGTTGGTGACGTAGGCTAGCGATGAGTCTTGATAGGTTACCGGATACTCGTAACCAGAGGTCGAAAACATCTTAATGCCGTTGCCATCGGCCACCGCGATAACGTCACCAATTGCGGTGCGGGCGGAGATCGTCTTTAGTCCGGCGTTACCAGAAACCGAATACGGTGCATTCTTTGCGAGTGCCACGTACTCAGTCGGGTTCCGCTTGGAGACGCCGTAGTTAGGCGTGGACCACGCATTGAGTTGGTCCTCGGCTTGGCCTGAGTACCTACTTCCATCCGATTGCTGAGAGATACCATTGATGAGTCCCTGAACTGGCGCCACCACATAGGTATCACTCGCCACTGTATTGCTCCAAAGGACCGTCGCCGCGCTTCACGCGACGGGAGAAATCGTTATCGAAGATCGTGAGGGTGCCGTCGTCCCCGGCCACGAGTTCATGCTGGCGCTCGAAGGTCAGGCGTGCGTCCTGCTCGTCTTGAGCGGTCACCATGTGGATCATCTGATTCGGGAGCACACGGTCTCCGAAAATGCGGGCAGCCCTAATCGTGATGTAGCGGCGTCCGGTTTCGGGGATGTCCTCAAACGGTAGAAGGACGATCTGATCGAGCAGCACGTTATCGGTAAAGGTGCTGATCCGTTCGGTCATTTCAAACAAGTAACCACCACGGCGAGAGTAAACCTTCCCGTTGGCTACGTTGTTCGAAAAGAACACCACGCTTGGTGGAACGTAAATCTTGTCCTGATCGTTGGGCTCGTATTCAACCTTGGTTTCGGTGTTGAAGACCCAACCTCGAGACTGCACTTCCTTCGCCACCTCTTTCAGAATCGCGTAGGCCATCGCGACGTCCGGAGCGGAGTCGGGGGCCACCGTGGAAACCGGGGCCTCTCCGATGCTTGAGAGAATAATGTTGAGGGCCTCGATCTCTGTGGTTGGCGTAGTGATCGTCATTTTTCTATCCGCGAACAGGGAGGGGGAAGGGACGAATCCCCTCCCCCAATTGCATTACCTATCAGGCTTCGAAGATGTGGACGTTGTCCACGTTTGCGAAGGTGCCCGAAGTGGACGCAGTGCGGTAGCCGAGAGTGAACTCTTGACGGTTGCGAACAACCGCAATGCAGCACTCAGGGCGCAGCACGTCCTGACCGACCGCCTGCTTCACCACGATCAGGTCACCCTGATACTCGATGAGGTACTGCGATTCAGTCGTAAGGCCCATAGCCTCGACGGCGCCGACGGCGTCCGACTGCCACGCAAGCATCATCAGGTTCCAGTCGATGTTGGTCGCAGCGGCGGAGGAACCCGTCGAAGCGGTGCCAACCGTCGCCGCCGCCGTATCGATGCGGTAATCATTTTCCGCATCAATTCCGGTTCCGCCCCATTCAGTGGGCTTGGCCAAGTTGGCGCTACCAAGCAGGCCGGGGCTCTGTTCAACGTACTGATAGTAGCGGCTACGAGCATACGAACCAGCAGCGTCGGTAGAACCACCAGTCAAAGCGAAGTTGTCCGCCATGACCATGATTCCAGCAACCTCGACCATCGGTGCCGGGTTGAGAGTACCCGATCCGCCGACGTCACGGTTAATCACCGACGAACCGAGACCTTGCTCGCGAACCAGCGTGTAGAACATCGACGGCGTGATCGCAAGGTAGCGGCCAGTCTTCGGGACCGACTTGAGGTCGAAGACCTCGGCGACCTTGTAAATCGCGTCCATGATCTGAGCGGCGGTAATCGTAGTGATCAAAGGTCCGGAAGCGGTGGTGGTGCCCGTGTTCATGACGATCACGGAACCGCGCATACGGCGTTGATCCCACGCATTCAATTGATCAATACCGTACTCGGTAAGCAACGGGTTGGCGTTTCCGGAGAAAGTGGACGTAGCGGCAGTACCAAGGTTGTCGCTGCTGACCGCAGTGCGGGCACCCTTGATAATCGTGGCGAGAATCTGCTTGTCGCGGGCGTTCGCAAGCGCAATCGACATCTGACGGGTGTACTCAGAACGCGCATCGAAGTGAACGAGGGATTCCTCGAACTTATCGATGAAGCACGTCGCGAGCATCACGCGATCGAGATGGATCAAGCGTTCGGTCTGCTTGAACTTTTGCAGATAATTGGCCGAACCGTTCGGAGACCCTTCCGTCATGATGTTCGCACCGGGCAGATAGTAATCAGCCACGGCAGAACCAATGATCGGGAACTGAAGAGACTTTGCACCCTTAGGGAGGGTACGCTTCTTAACGGTAGGGAGGAACTTCACGGTCTCGTCATACATCTTGATGACTTCACCCGAGAAGACCTTCAAGAGCATGTTCCGGATATCTCCGGTCGCGCCCTTTTGAGCAACGAAATTATTGACAGCAGGCATTACATGGCCTTTCTAAAAGGATGGAAAAGGAAAAACGACAGGCAGCGATTTTGCCCGTCGTTTCTCCAGCCCGTCCGGCACATGGCCCGGCTTGGCGTCGGTTCAACCGCTTAATTGATTAGAGATTACTCTTCGAGATCCTGTCAAGGACCTCTGCGCGATAATCCTCATCGACCTGATAGCGGGGATCCCGCATCGCGAGCACGACCTGATTCATCGACGAGAACGGCTTGACTGTTCCCGATGCCGGGGTGCCCATCATCGTTGACTTCTTAGCCTGAGGCTGGTTGCCCTTGAAGCGGGCCGAAAGGCCTTGGATCGCAAAGCGAATCTGAGCGTCGTTCCCCGACTCGACGGCCTTGTTGTAGACGTCCCGCTCTTCTTTGTTGAGGTTGGTCGCTGCCCATTCTTGAATCTTGCGGTACTCCGCCTCACCGCCAACCATCGAGAAGTACTCAGATTGAGTTGCCTTGGCCTTGGCCTTGGCCCCGTCAATGAAGGCATCGACAAGGGCCTTCGGAATGCCCTTGTTTTCGAGGGCCTTGTACGAGTCTTCGCTCAGGGCACCAGTCTCGTGGTACTCCTTCGTGAAGGCGTCGAAGTCGGTGTTGGTTTCGATTACCGGATCGGTCGGTTCTTGGATTTCAGCGGGAGGATCAGGTTCTTGATTCAGG